TCAGTTGTGTTCCCCGGCTTGATGACCAGCAATTCGGCGCCGATCTGGCGCATGCGGTCTTCAAGGTCAAGAATCGAGATGCGGCCCGCCTCAATGGCTTTGCCGGAATGCTCGACGTATTTGACATCCGCGTCCTTCGAACTGGCGCGAATGAATGCGCCAGCACCGACGGTGAGCTCCACATCACCAATATCTTTGGTGAACAGCATAGGTACTCGCGCGACATGCAGGATGGTCTGCTGATCGCTCTTGCTTTGCCAGTGCTCGACGTTGGCGTGTGCCAGTTCCAGCATAGGAGCCGCGCCGATCATGAAATCTGTGCGTTTGCCATAGACGGGGACGAACGGAATTACAGGAAGGCTCGTTGTTCCTTCCTCAAACACGACCCAGCTATTTTTGAGCACGACATTCTCGGTCTTGCGCCAGGTGGTCCACTTGCCGGGTTCCAGCACGCGGACCTGTTCGATGAGCTTGCTGCCGAACTCGCCATCAGCAACTTCCACCGACTCCAAGATGCGGAGTTGGCTCAGTTGCAGGCTGCCGCCGATGCGCGTCGTCTTCCAACCCAATATGCTGTCATGTCGGACGTGGACGAAATAGGGTCGCAAACCGGCTTTCTGTTCATCGGCCTTGGTCTTTGCCCCATGATTGGGCGGGCAATCGACCAGGATACCAGCCAAGCCGTATCCGAGGGCTTCCTGGCATAGATCGGACGCGAACGCATCAAGGTTGCGGTTTTGCAGGTCGACATTGCCGAGCCAATCTGCAATCCGTTTCGGCACGTCCTCGCCGACAGTGATCGGTTTCGAGAACGGCTTGCCGGTCAATACCGAGACCGTCCGCGCATAAGCTGGGAACAGCGTCGCCGTTTCCTGACGAGCTTTGTAGCTTTCATCGTCCTCGGCAGGCCATTTCGGCAGAAACTTCTTGCCCGCCCGGCGCATGGTCTTTGTGCCACCCATCAGGGCGTCGATGAGCAACCAGTCCTCTGCCATCACCGAGACGGCGGAAGATTGCTGGCGCACCTGATCGGTCATTCAAAGCCAAAAAAGTCTGGTGTTCGTTAAAATGCCTAGTTTGTGGCGTTTACTTCGAGAAGGTTCAAAGCAATGTCAGTTGCCGTCGTCGCGGCATTGCCGGTGACCGCAACGAGGATTGGAGCAGATTCAACCAGTGTCAGGGCCGAAGGGGTAATCAATGCAGCGACCGCGCTACCAGATTGGGTTCCGTTATGGATGCCTTGCTGGGTGTTCGATCCGGCAGCGCCGTACTTGAACACGCTAGCCTGAAGTGAGAAGCCAGCTCCATTGGTCGTGACCGCACCGGTAGAGGCAATAGTGGTGCCCCCTGATCCAATCGTTGAACCGACGACGGCAGATGCCGCACCGACAATAATCTTGACGGTCTTTGTATTGCCGTTCGCGGCGTAGCCTCCCATAGCAGTGATCGTAACACCACGCCCAGCCTGATCGAACGAGTTCGCGGGAATGGAATACACGGCGAGCACGTTGTCGGCCCCAGTTGCGCCTGGGTTGATGCCTGCACTGACTTGAGAGGAGAGGTTGCCTTCAAGGCCGAACGAGCCAGTTCCATTTCCAAAAACTTCGCTTAGCGACTCTGTCATCCGATTTCTCCTGTTTGTTGTAAGCACTTCTTATCTATTTTGATGATTCAAAATCCGTTAAATCCTGAGTGGCTTGACGGTCGCCGTTCCCGGCCCGTCCACCAACAGTTCGGTAGCGGCCCACACCAAGGCGTCAACGCGGTTTGGGCTGTCCGTCGATGTAAGGGGAACCCATGTGACCATTTCATCTTCAAGTCCGATATGCGTGCCGACGTGGTGCATGCGGCCTTGTTCGTAGAGCGCGGCGACCGGCTCCGCCCTCGCCTGCTTGCCGCGCGATGCGTGAACCAGCTTGACGGGGGCATTGCGATCGACCACGCGGATGGTGCTTTCCACCATCTGACCGCCGAAATTCGCCTCAGCTACTATCCGGTCGGCTTTGAACTGGCGGTAAAGCGCCACTGCCAGGCTACCCCAGGTTTCGGGGGTGTAGTGCCCGGAGCGGTCCGCTAGGACATATCCGTGTTTCTGTGCATCGATGCCCGCGACCACGAGGCCAATCTCATCATTGCGTTCCTTGTCGCCGCCGGACGGATCCACCGCCACGACGATACGAACCAGATGCGGGGTTTCCCGCACCCGTAAATTGTCTATCTGATCGCGCTTCCAGAGCGCGCCCGGCACTTCGGCGCTGAAGGCTTCTTCGGCTGTGGCTGGGTATTCGCGCCTGAAATTGTGGACGCCATTGAGTTCAGTAATCTTCGAACGGCGCCATACCATTTGCTCAAGATCGAGCTTGTACGTCGCCTGGTATTCAGCTTCGTCCGCCGTGAGCTGGAAACCATCTGGCACTTCCTTCCGGTATTCCGGCTGCCAAAACCACGGGATGAAGACGAGGATATATTCCCCCTCCCCACGCATGGCAGCAGCACAGCGTTCGTAGAAAAGTCCTTGGCGACCTGCCGAGGTGCTTTCGAGGATGACTTCCGTTCCCGGCTCATCCGGCACCGCTTGCAGAGCGCCGGCGACGTGCGTGTCAGCATTCGGCCAGTACGCCACCTCAGACCCATGGAAGAGCTGGATGGTGTCAGAGCGACCCGTTCCCTTGCTGCCCGCCGTGCTGACCTTGTAGCCGCTGTCGAGGCGGTCAAAGACCAGTTCCTTGGCATTGGATGCTGCAAGGTGTGGCCGGACGACCTCGGGGCAGTTCTCGTAGAACCGCTTGGCCATCCCGAAGAGGTTCGAAGTCGCTTCATCAAGATGCGTCAGGATGAAGGCTTTGAGACCCCTTCCGTGCGTGGTGCGCCAGAAGAAGCGGCCCTCAGTGTACGTCGAGCAGCCTTGTTGTCGGCCCTTCAAAACGAGGGCACGGACCTTGCCCGTCTGCTTGCGTTGCTGTTCGAGCTGCGTATGCAGGTAGAGCTGCGGCCGGTTGAGCCGAAACGGTTCGACCGATCCGCTTTTGGTCCGGATCTTCAGGCACCGTGGCGCGTAGTGGATGAAGTCATCCCTCAGCCGAAGGCGGATTTCCCTTTCACGGGGCGTCATCGGCTGTGGGTTGGTCTAATTCACTGAGCGCCTGTTCTGGCGTTTTTGATATCGTGGCATCAAGCTTAATGGTTTCAAGGCGGGGGTGGATGTATGGTGCCGCGGCTTTCGCTGCATCCATGCGGTCGACTGGTTTTGCCGTCTGATCCCGCAGGCGTTCGAGCATGTAATCCAATGGCGTTAAGCCACTGTCCAAGGCTTTGTCTGCGATCTCGCGTGAACGCTTGGTTATCGCACCAGCCTTGCGTCCTGCATTTGGACGTCTTCCGCCTCGTGTAGCCATTTGATTAAGGGTTGATTGGGTTGATTGTTTTCATAAATTTCAAAACTGCCCTGCTAACCGTCCCAGTCGCCCTCCCGCTAATCTGTCGCGTTGTGGTCGATCAGTGCCGACCGGACGAAGTCGGGTGCCATCGTGCGACCGACCTGGCGTGAATCTCTTATGCGCAGCGTCGTTGAAACGCCTCCATCCAGGCCCCAGGCCACGATTGCGAAACCGACCAGGTCCGTATCCCGCTGCTTGGTGATATCGCGGCAGTCAACGGCGAACGCTGCTTTGCAGTCCTGCACGGTAGTATTGCGGAAGACGTGAAGTGTGGCGCCGCTCTTCAGCTTTACTGAGCGAAGGCGAGGGATTGATGTTTTCATTTAATCATAGCCTCAGCTCTACGCCAGCCTGACCGGCTATCCTCTTGGCGAGGTTCCGATTGGCGATGGCATGAGGGACAACAACCATCGGGCTGTCCGGTTTCTTGAAGACGGAGTGACCGCCTTTGTTTCTGGCAACTTCATACCCATTCTGTCTGAGCAACCCCACCAGTTTGCGGTGATAGTCGCTGTTGGACATGGGATTAACCAGTGTATTTGTAGGCCTATTTTGACATGGCGCAATTTTATTGCTTTTAAGAGACACTGACATTATGTGCTGTACATTACTGCTAATATCCCTTATAGTACTCCTTATATGAACAAGGAACAACCAAGGGAGACACCAATGAACATCACAGTCGAACTCAAGAACGTATACGGCAATCGTCTCATTTATCCAGTGTGCGAACAAGCTCAGCTTTTCGCTAAGCTCGTCGGCACCAAGACCCTGACGACACAGCACGTCGACTGCATCAAAAAGCTCGGCTATACGGTCGAGGTCGCAACCCCTACCCTATAATCTGTCCCCGCCGAGCCACTTCGGAACGCAATGTTCGTCCATGGAGGAGCAGCAGCCTGAGAGGCAGAGGCACATAAGGACCACGCAAATGGCTTTGCGCATGATGGCACCGCGGAATGGTTTGGAGCTTACGGGGGAAGACGTTTGGAGCTGTCTCACTCCTTGGCACCTTCGGGCTGAGCCCTATCCGTGACGCCATGCCTTTGCGGTCATAGACCGAAAGCGTCTTTCCTCGTAAATTTCATCGATTGAGTGTTGGTGCCTTCTTCCAGGCTTCCCGGACGGGCGGGGGATATGGAGTATGAGGGGATCTCTCCCCGTCCTGCGGTTGTTAAGCCACGCACCGCTTGGCTGAGAGGTCGTTCCCACCTTCTATCCCGCCGATTGACGGGAAGGTACCTCATCCGGGGCCGGTTCGATCAGTGGGAACTTGGTCTTGGGTTACAGCGGGCCGGATTGGTTACCGGCTACGGGCTTCCGATATTGGCTAGCGCAGTTATCAGTGGCGATCTGAATGACCCAAAGTATTACGAACCGCGTATCACCTTGTTAGCGTCGGTCTTAATGGCTCGATTCGCAGCCACCCGTGCGTCTAGCTTCCCGCGTGTCTATCCACGCCGCCGCTGTATGAAATCTTGATTGATTGCTGGGAACGCGTCCGATGTGTTGCTTGTGATTATCGACGACTGTAGCCAGCGTGACGACTTCTGCATAAATTATGCGCAAATGTCAATTGAAATGTTGATACACGACCTTAGCTGCGCCGAGCCGGTAATTGCAGCACAACACTGGGTTCGAAAGTGCGATCAAAGGCAATACCGGAGTTTTTCACCGCCGCGAACACATAGTCAATATCATCTGATGTGAGCGACAGAGCGGCAAGGAAGTCCGGGTGCGCAACCGGAGTGCCGTCCGGAAAGCTAAACAAATCTGGCCGCCTTTTATATAATGCAGCGCTATTGTGCTTTATGACATTCGTCGCTTCACGGAGAGTTTCAAGCGCATCACGGTCCGGCGCTAAATCATGCGCGGTGAGCCATGCATAGGCATCCTTATGGTTGTAACGCTTCTGGCCCGTCTGCATCCACGAGCCGCAACACTTTTCCCAGTAGTGATGCAGAATCACGACATAGGCTTGCCGTGCAACAGGGATGCTCGACGCCGCTTGCTCGATAAGCAAGTCATGCAGTTCTTCATAATCGTATAGTCGATTACCGGCATCATCGTATTCCGTTGAACCTACCTCACCTGCAGCGAAGGCTCGTTGAAATTCGAGGCGATCGGCGTGAGCCCTTTCACGCTGGCCTTCCAGTGCAGCAATCGTCGCATCGTAAGCTCGCCGGATATCGCCAAGTCCTTGCTCGAAAATGTAGCCGTGCAGATTGAAGAAGCACTTCGCCATATCAAGACCCCGTCACCTACCGTAGAATAGCCGAGACCGCTGGTTGGATCAGAACCACATCCGGTAAAGCTCGTCCAGCCCGTACCGGAGCATGGTCAGACGGCGGCTATTTCCAGCCAGTGCGTCCCAACCTGCCACGGTCTCGACCACGGCATATTGTTCGATCGACATGGCTTCCTGCGCTTCTTTGAGGGTCTTGCGGCCCCACACATCAGGGGGCTGATTAGGATCGACCGGCTTTCTGTTATCGACGCGGATTGCGCTTAGATCGACGACCCCTTTGCTGCGGGCTGCATTCATATAGGCGGTCCGAAACATCATGCCGGCCTGGTGCTGTTCGTCCGAGATCATTGACCGAAAGCGGTAAGCATCCAACGTGCATTCGACCCTGGCTTCTTGGCGGCGATGAACGATCTGACCATTGTTGGCATAGGCCAGCGGGCGTTCGACAATGCCGCCCAACTTGGCGGCGCGCTCCGGCGTTGCGGTTTCGCCAACGCGATAGGCATCAGGTTTGATCTGAAGTTTGCGGTATTTTCGCTTTTTGGATGAAGCCATGAGACCCATGAGCTTGATAGGCTGATGGGGGTAGGTATTTATACTGATTTTATGCGCGGTACAAGAACTGCGTGATGCCGCCTCGTCGATCA